ACGCCTTGATGTAATGGTTTAGGCCACTGATTGTGACTGCACCATGCATAACCTACATGCTCTTCGTTTAGTGTAGGAATAAACTCGTTTTCAACAATAAGAACATACGTATGAAAACAAAACTTCTGATCTTCACTTGTAAACAATTCTAAAGGTATTGATTTTTTAATAGTAGGAGTTGTTCCTACTTCTTCTTGGATTTCTCTTTCGAGTGCTTGATACACACTTGCATCACTAGGCTCTTTTTTACCACCTACAATACCCCACGTACCAGCAGTTTTTCCTTGATCGCGAAGTAAGAACAAGAATCTTTTTGTATCTTTTGCTAAAAATAATCCACCGCTACATTCAATTTCGACTAAATTGTTTATCATAGAACCAATGCCCAGTTGCCTGCTGTATATATACCTTCGTAACTTTTACTCCACTCGGCACTGTCCCATTTGTATTGGATGCCTGTGTATAAATTAGTTATATAAATGATTGATGTATCTGTAGCAGAATCGAATATAACATTCCACTTAGATCCATCCCATTGGATGATATCATTTGCGTGTGCAACTAGGTAAGTTCCGTTAGGATTCTTCCAAGCACTTGCCGCAGTTCCTTGAGAAAATGCGTATGCTAGAGAAGGATCATTATCTGGATTTGTATTAATATCTTCTAGTATTAGATAACGTGTATCTAATTTAGGACTTGCACCCGGATCAAACGTTGTAGGATTGATAATGGCATCAACTGTACCGCGTATAAATGCGTTTGTTAAATCAGGAATAGGCGTATTATTAATTGTATCTGAATTAAAATTAATAACCATTTCTGTTTCATCTAACGGATTAATGCTAATGTAACCTACCATTAACGTGCCATCTGGTTTAGTCAATTGTATTTGACTTATACCTGATTGGAATTGACCAGGATATAGATTAGTTAAAATATCCCATACGATTCTATTTCCAGCAGGTTGCGGTAATTGAGTATATTCATCACCGGTGACTGTTTCTGCTTGTTGTAACAATCTTGCAGTATTGTTTACTACTAACAGACTATAGTTACCGGGAGTTACAGTAACCTTTGCTACATTGTTAGACCAAGACAGTGCGTCAGCCGCAATTGATCCTGTTTCTTCGTCAAATATATTATTAATAATTTTAGTAATGATGCCAAGTTTTTTAACTTTGACAGGAGTACTGATCCATGCAGGACATAAGAATGTTATAGAAGCAATGTCTATAGTAGTGTCGGTGCCCTGAGGAACCTGTCTACTAGACCAAGTAATACCTGTTTGTTCTAGATAGCTAATACTTGTCCAATCGATGTAGTTATTTGTTGTTTGTATTTCCATTGCAGGATTAAACAAAACTAAAATTTGTTCAAGTATTTGTAATTTTTGTTCTGTGTTAGTTGTCCATATATCAGCCGCAAAGGTAATGTTATAAGGAGTAGGCATTAGGCGTTCTACTGTATAATTTGCACCTTGCATATTAAGATATTCCTGACCAGTTGAATCATACGCACGTTCACGAATATTAACTTTAGAAACGTTTGTGGGATCTTGCATACGATCACGAGCATATTCAAAGTTTTTAATATAACAACCGATAAATGGTGCATTGTTGACCATGTTCTCGCTGTTCTTTTTCATAGTATTTGCTACTTGTCTACTCATATCTCCGTAGACAACAGGTATTTGTTTTAAATTGCCCGAACCGTCTTGATAACTAAAACTGCTCATCAGACGCATAAACTGTGTCAAGTAGCGTCTTAATTGACCATCATAAAAAAATTCCATCTTAATTATCCGCCTTTGGTTTTAATGCTTTACTTAGCGATTGGCGTTCAGACACTACTTGTCCTGCAATCGTTGATGTTGAATTATTATTAATAAAGCCTGCTTTCTGACTTTGTCTTGTGTTTACAATATTTTGTATTTGTGTAGGATCTTGACTGTCAAATGTTGTAGCAGTAGAGCTATAACTATTGCTCAATGTCATACGAATATTATCTTCATACTTGATCCAGGTCGAACTACCGTTGTTATATCTAAATAATCTATTGGGTAAAAAGTCTGTTCGTAAATGAAACTGACCATCTACTGGGTTAACTGGGAATTCTATACCAAATGTATATGGAGCACCGTTAGGCGGTATTCCGCTTTCAGACAAATAGAACATTGCATATTTGTCTTCTGTAGGACTCTTAAGTACTACACTGGCATCAAGATAACTGGTGCTAACATTAACATCAGTCATGCTAGCATCTTCTCTATCAACAGTTCCGTCTGCAGAATTCTGAGGAATAACATACATCTGAGAAGTATCAAATCCACTAAGAGGTGCATCTAATTCTGCTTGGGCTAGCACCGCATTATTGATTGCAATACTTTGATTATAAGTAGACATTAGATCAGCAAGAGTACTGCCGTCTCCGTTGCCTGCATCTTGATTAAAGATTTGACTATATTCTTGACTATCAACAATAGGTTCGCATTTAGCACGAAGCAAATGTGGATACCAAGTTTGACTAAATCCTGTTGCCGCACGTGAAACGTCTGTAACAACGTAAAATCTTTTCAGAGCCACATTGGACTGGTCCATAGCATATTCGTCTTTTAAGTGGGGAAGCTCTAACACATCTCCACTCATAATTTTACGTCCTAATTTATCAATACAATCCTTTAAATGGAATGTAATCATAATATTGTCATTGCTTAAAAAGAAACCAAATTGTGCCAAATTAAAATCGATATCTTGCATGGTGTAAATTCCACGAATATTATAGATATCTGGTTCGTAGTTTCGATCTCTGTTTTCCATTAACAGTACATCTTGTATACCTAACTCTGGAATAGGGTTAGTATTTGCCGGAGTAGTGGGCGTTATTGCATCGCCTTCGGGAGCAACAGTTCCCGCATATTTGTGTACAAAGATGTCTGTTCCACCAATCTGAAATTGTTGGTTAATAGCACGATCTATGAACTTAAAATCATTGCCTTTTTCGGGGCGGTAAAGAGAGAGTCTTGGCATAGTAGTGTATTTATAGATAAATAACTTCATGAGCATGCAAGATCAAAAAAACTTAAAACAGGAAATCATCACTTATATCAATAATATGATGGGTGGTGGAATGATTGACGTAGAATTAGACCCTACGCATTACGATACTGCTATTGATAGAGCATTAAGACGCTATCGTCAACGTTCTCAAAACGCAGTAGAAGAAAGTTGGGGCTTTTTCAACATGGAGCAGGATGTAAATGAGTACACTATGGCTCCTGAAGTTATCCAAGTTAGACAAGTTTTCCGTCGTAGTATTGGTTCACGTAGTGGCGGCGGCGATGGCGGTAGTTTATTTGAGCCATTCAACCTTGCTTATACCAACACCTATTTGCTAAGTTCTAGTAATATGGGTGGTTTGGCAACTTATTATGCTTTCGCGGCATACCAAAAATTAGTTGGTAAAATGTTCGGTAGTGAAATTAACTTCAGTTGGAATCCTACAACTAAGAAACTTACTATCATGCAACGTCCACAAAGCCAGGAAGTTTTACTAGTTTGGATGTATAATCAAAAACCAGATTGGGTATTATTCGAAGATCCATACGCAAGTTATTGGATTAGGGATCATGCTCTGGCCAGCTGTAAGATTATGGTCGGTGAAGCTCGTGAAAAATTCAATACTATTGCTAGTCCGCAGGGCGGAACAAGTCTAAATGGTACTGCTCTAAAAGCCGAAGGCCAAAAAATGATTGACGATCTAGAGTTAGAATTAGTCAATAATAAAGATAACCAACAACCGTTGACTTTTGTGATTGGATAATGTATAGTATGGTATCGACTAGGAGAGATACTATGATTATTGGAATTTGCGGATTTATTGGGTCTGGTAAAGATACTATTGCCGATTACTTAACTAATTTCCATGGATTCCGTAGAGAATCATTTGCTGGAAGTTTAAAAGATGCAGTTAGTATGGTGTTTGGTTGGGATCGCACTATGCTAGAAGGACGCACAAAACAAGCACGTGAATGGCGTGAGCAAGTAGACCCATGGTGGGCCAATAGACTTAACATGCCTAATTTAACACCACGTTGGGTATTACAATATTGGGGTACTGAAGTCTGCCGTAAAGCATTTCATGACGATATTTGGATTGCTTCATTAGAAAATAAACTACGCAACAGCACCGATGATATTGTAATTTCAGATTGCCGTTTTCCAAATGAGATTAAATCAATCAAGGATGCAGGTGGAATTGTTATCCGTGTTAGGCGAGGTGAAGAGCCTGCCTGGTATAAAGATGCCGCAGATATGAACGCAGGTGATCATTGTATGAATTATGCGATGGCAAAAGATCGTATACGTAAGTTAGGTATTCATGCTAGCGAAACTGCCTGGGTTGGTACTAAATTTGACTACGTGTTAGACAACGATTCTAGTATAGATGATTTGTATGCTCAGGTTAAAACATTGATTAAAAATCCGGAGTTAGATCCCCCTGACGCCAGCGACCTCCCTCTTTATGTAGGACTCGAGCGCAGTTAGCACATATTGTTTTAAGATTGGTAAAATAATTATTATTTAAATTACCGTCTACGTAAAATACATTAAAAATCTCAGTGTGCTTTGATTTAAATCCGCACTTGTCACACTGTTCTTTTTTCTTATAGCCTGCTCTTTCCCACAACGGGCGGCTTTCTCCTAACCCTCTAGCACAGTGGTCGCACAAGGACCTATAGTAAGTCCTTCCCTCCTTGTGATAATTGACAGCTACTGGTCTTTCCTTACATTTCTTACAAGTCTTTCTCATATCTGCCCTTTTTGGTTCCCTTTTCAATGTATTTAACTGGGTAAAAAATGTCCATCTTCGCTAAATATTAGAAAGAAAACCATTAATGGGAGATTAAACAATGGCAACATTAAATTCACCAGGCGTAAGCGTAACAGTTGTAGATGAATCGTTCTACACTCCAGCGGCTCCTGCGACAGTACCACTTATTGTCGTAGCATCAGCTTCTAATAAGCAAAACGCTTCCGGCACAGGATTAGCTACAGGAACTGACCCAGCAAACGCAGGTAAAGTTTATTTGATCACAAGTCAGCGTGATCTAACAGATACTTTCGGTACTCCAACATTCTATACAGATGCTGAAGGCAACCCAGTTAATGGTGGCGAATTAAACGAATACGGCCTACAAGCGGCTTACAGCTTGTTAGGTGTTAGCGCAAGTGCATACGTTACTCGCGCAGATTTAGATACAGGATCTTTAGTTCCATTATCAAGCGAACCAGATGGTTCTCCAGTTGATGGTACATATTGGTTAGATACTTCTAATACATCATGGGGTATTTTTGAGTGGAACGCAACTACGCAAGCGTTCGTTAACAAAGTTCCTCTAGTTATTGATGACAGCAATTATATTGCGGCAACAGTTGATGGTTATATTCCAAAAGCTAGTTATGGCACAAACGGTTCATATGCCGTTGTTGCAACACATAACAACGATATCATTGTATGGTTTAAAAATACAGACGGCAATTGGGTAGAAATTGGTTCAAGCGGTACAGGTACTGATTTTAGTGCTACTGCATCTTGGAAGAGCCAATCATGGGCAACAAGCTGGCCTGTTGTTACAGGTACTGTAGCCAATGCTAACCTAACTGCTTACAACGGCGGCACATTTAGCATCAACAGCCAAACAGTTACACTAAGCGGTACAACTCCGCTAGCATTAGCAAACAGCATCAATACAATTACGCATACACATGGTGTTGCGGCTAAAGTAACTAGCGCAGGCTATGTTCAGTTGTATGCCGATGCAAACGCAAAATCAAACGGCGTGACAGCAAACGGCAACATTCACATTGCTTCACTAAGCACAGCAAGTACAGCATTGTTAACCGCAGTTGGTCTAACAGCAGGTACATACGAAGGTTCAGCATTGTTCCAAGGTCCGCATACAGCGTACCCAGACTTCTCGCTAAATCCAACTGGCTCTGTTTATATGAAAACTACAAGCCCTAACTTAGGTGCTAGCTGGTTTGTTAAACTATACAGTTCAGCAACACAACAATTTACATTACAAAAAGCTTCTGTTTATGCAGATCCTCAATCAGCATTGATCGCAATCGATCCAACAGCTGGTGGTTTGAATATTCCAGTAGGCGGATTGTACATTGAACAAAATGTTGGCATGTACAATAGCGGTGCAAACGTTGCAGAATTTGAAATTTTCCGTAGAGCCGCAACTGGTCCTACAAAAGTTACATCTGGTATAAACACTGGCACTGTAGCAACTACAGCAACATTTACTATTGCTGAAGGTACATTAGTATCTACTTCAACATATAGTTCAGCTGTAACAATTACAATTCCAGCAGGTTCTGCTATTGCTGACATTGTTCATGCAATTAACAATGCAGGTCTTGTTTACACTAGCGCGGCAGTTGCAACTTCTGATAGCAACGGTGATCCAACATCGCTAACAATCAGTCACAGTCAAGGCGGTGAAATTGTATTCACAAACGTAACTGGTACTATTTTCTCATTCTTAGGCTTTACTGCTTCTTCAATGAATGGGCAAGGTGTATGGACAGGTACATTAAATCTATATGCTGATTCAATGGCAACATATCGTGCAAGTAACTGGAAGCCACTAGTATTTGAAGCTTCTGCAACAGCACCTGTAACAAGTCCAGCAGACGGCCAATTGTGGTACAGTTCTGTAGTTGACGAAGTTGACGTTATGATTCATGACGGTACATCATGGAGAGGTTACAGAAACGTGTTACCAGGTACAGATCCAATGGGCCCAACAGTATCAGCTCTTGCTCCTACAACACAACAAGACGGTGTTACTGCTCTTGCTAATGGTGATATCTGGATTAGTACTGCTGATATTAGTTCATATGGT